TAAGTAATATTTTTCCAAAAGCAAGAGCAAATCTACCCATTCCTACAAATCCCTTTTTAATTCCCGCGAACATTGCTGCAAAACGGCTACCAAAGGTTTTAGCTTCTGATTTGTCTCCTATACCTATTTTTTCTTTTTTAGCCTTTGCCCTTAAACCCTTAATAGTTTCTGCATAAGCATCAGAAGCAGAATCTTTTAAACCAAATTTGCCAAAAAAGCCTTGAAGTATATTAGCTCCTCCAGCTTCGTTTTTAATGGTTTTTAATATAGCTTGTTCCTTTTCTAACTGTTTAGTATTTTGACTAGTAAATAAAGCTTGCTTTTGTAAGGAAGATAAACCCTTTTCTAATAAATCAACACGAGCTTCTCTACCTTTGATTTCGTAATCTAAACCTTTTAATTGATAGTCTAAAGTCTTTTTTTGTTCTTCGGATAGTTTTTCCCCCTCAGTTGCTAAGTTTAGTAGTTCTTCTCTTCTTTCAATGTAATATACTTTGAGATGATTTTTGGGCTTGAGCTATTAAATCATTATTTTTTGCAATATCCTTAGTTAAATCATTAATACTCCTATATTCAGCTTTTGAGGTTATTAAAGCTCTATTAATGTCTTTATTAACTTTAAGTAAATTTGAGTCAAAAGTACTACGACGAACATTTATGCCTAATGCTTCTTTTACACTATCTACATAGGCAGAGGATAAATCAATAGAATCCTGAGAAGCACCTTTTGCTTGCGCATCAAGTATTCTTTGCTCGTTTTTTAAACGTGTAATTTCTCTTTCGTTCTCTAATTCTTTATCAGTAGCCATATGTTATAAATATTACTTATAACTTGTTTTACTAGAAGCCTGAGAGACTTGCTTAAATGCCTTACGATTAACTTTACCATCGGGACCAACTAAACTATTTTGGTTTGAAGGTGTGTTTGCATTTTTAGCTGCTTCGTTTTGTTCTTTATAGAAATTATTAATTTCGTTAAATGTCCAATTACGAAGCCAAGTGGGCATTGCATAGACATCTGGCCATGAATACCCACCTTTTCCGTGAAATATTATTTCGTGTATTTGTTTAAATAAATTTTTTCTTGTAATTATAGCATCATTAGAGCTCAGGGTAAAGAAAGTCGACACCAATTGGGATGGATTGTTTATCATCACTGTCGTCGGGAAAAAAAGACAGATCAATGTCTGGTTGTACCTCGCGAACATAGCTTCTTAGGGCTTTTGAATCTTGAGCTAAGAGATAAGTACTGACGAAATCTCTAACGTCTTTCTTTTCGTAGCTACCATTAACAGAGGTAATTAGATACTTTAAACGAGTAGATAACTCGGGGGCATTATCTTTTTGCAAACGCCTTAGTCCTCTAAGTTCTTCTTCAATTTTTTTCTCATCACCTTGAGTTAATAATTTAAAAGTAACTTTATTTTCGGATGCGGGGAGGGTAAATTCGAATTCGTTTTTACGCTCGGTCATTAATTCGCGTTTTAACGGTGCATTCTGCATTGTAGTTAAGTCTACATCATAGTCCGTGCCATCGTATTTAAATTTGTAACTTTTACCGTATCCTAAAACACGTGCAGCTACTAATAATGCATTTTTATCACCAATTAACAAGTCACCATAATCAAATTCTGTTACAATTAAAGATTGTAATAGTTTATCTATTACAGTTCCTTTTTCAATATAAGATTGATTTGTTAAAATATCTTCTTCTCTAGCAGTCATGTATTTCATTTCTACTTTACCAGATGCTAAAGGGTGTGATTCGGGATATAATAATCCCTCAGAAGGTAAATCTACTTGCTCAGTAGGGAGCTTAAAGTCAGCCATAGTCTTTATTTGTTATAACGTTTATTATACATATGCAATATAAAAAGGGACTTGACATAAGCCAAATCCCTTTATTAAGATAGTCTAATTTTCTTAGAAGTTCAATACTGCGTAGTCAACAGCTACGGTCATTGAAATTTCAATAGCAGTGTTTTCGGTATCATAATTATAATCTCCGAATGTGGCTTCTTTAATCAATGCACCATATAATTGCCATTCTGATACAATATCACCTACAGGTCCAAGTACTTGGAATTTAGGGTTTTGTTTGTAAAAATCAGAATAACCATCTCTACCTGTTACACTTTCGTGGTGTAGACGAACCCATTCCATTACTGATTGAGCTCCTGATGGAGTGATTGGATCAAATAAAGTAAATGAAATATCGTTCCATACGGATTTACCTTTTACTTTACGTTGAACATTAATATGGTTGAGTGTTACTTCACCTTGTGTAAGTGATACCGCGCTAACTCCTTTTACCATGAACGAAGGAATACCTTGAAACTCCATGATAAACCTATTTGCCTGTTTAGGTTCAAACTCGGTAAAGAAAACTTGGTTAGAATCGATTATTGCCATTGTGCTATCTGTTTATTATAAATATTGTCTATTTTACTTTTTATGCTCCGAATGTAGCTCCTGTTGGTTGTACATTAAAGTCTAGTAAGATAAATTCTGCTGTACGAGTTGGTTGTAAATAAATTTGTCCTACTAACTCATTTCTATCAATTACATCTGCAGTATTGTTACTATCATCCATGATTACTCTATATGAGAATAAACCTTGTCTTGATTGAACACTTGATAAATATGGATTTACTTGTGTTAAAAATGCTTGACGAGTTTGACGTGAATTCTGTTCGAATACTAAATTATCAGATACTTGTGAAACAAAATTCTTAAGTTCAATTAACAAACGACGAACATTTACTCTATCTAAAGCTGATGCTTTACGTTGTAATGTTTTCTGTCCAAATACTACTACTCCTTGTTGTGGGAATGTAGCGATTGGGTTAATATTATTATCATATAATGTATCACGTGTAGACGCGGGTAATTTACGTTCAGCTCTTACTACTGTACCTAATCCACCACGGTTTAAACCTGCTGGTGCAAACCACGCTTCGCTGGTTGAATCTGTAAATGCATATACACCGGGGATCATAGTTGAAGCTGGTACCCATACTGTTTTACCTGTACTTGGATCTACTGTTTGTACCCATGGCCAGTATGATGCAGCATAACTTGTATCTCTTGAAGTAGCCTGACCAGTTGCTGTAGCTGTCTCAGCTCCGTGTTCTACTAAATCTATTACAGCAATAGCATCTCCACGAGATTCAACATTACTAATTAAAGTTGTTACTGTAGAAGTATGATGTTGGTTAATTAATCCAGGTGCTGTAATAACATTATAACGATAATCATCTTGATTTGATAATAATGCTAAAGCATCATCATAATCTGAAGCAAGAATACCTTGTGTATTTGTTGCGTTAATATTATCATAGTAATTAGCTGCTCCTATTACACTACCAGTAGGAATAATATCTCCAACTGCATTACTAAATGCTCCTGAACTTGTTATTGGTAATGAACCTGTAAGTTCTGGTTTTGCGTTACCGGCATTATCAAAGTAGTTAGGTGTAGCTCTATTTACAGAGGATACTCTAATATAGCGTGAGCGGTTAGTATATTCACCTGTGTTACGTAAGAAAGTATCTGTTCCATCTTTAGCTACTTGGAAACTAGTGTTACCAATTGCTGATTCAATATATTGAGGTGATAATGGGTCTAAAGATAAATTATTCCATGTTTCTAAGATTACCTTTTCAGAGGTTGTATCATCTCCTCTACGTACTAATAAAGTAAAAGTTCCTGCATTTTCATTTACGTTAGAAATTTCCCAACGTACATTTTCTCTTGAACCACTATCTAAGGCACCATTAGAATCTTCAGATCCTGAGCTGTTAGCTATAATTCCTTCATTTATTGTTTCAAGTGTGAAAGAGGTAAATGAACCAGAAGTAACACGTGTTACTAATAGTGACTCTCCACCTTGTTGAAAATAATTATATGCTGAGATTGAGGTAAGGAATGAGTAGTTTGCACTACCACTACGGAAATCACTACCAAAAGTAGCAGTATAATCAGTATATGATGTTACTACTGTTGGTACTTCAACTGGTCCCATTACTGTAGGTCCAACAATTGCTGCTCCTACTGTTACAGGTCCTTGGGTAATGAAAGATTGATCATTCTCTCTGGCTAATACTCCTGGGGATACTAATGTTTCTGCCATGTTATAATTTAGTTATTGTTTACAATGTTTAGTATTGAACAACAACATCATTAGGATGTTGTCGTTCATGTTATAAATACTAAAAAATACCTCAAAAGTCTACTTTATTCTAAGTAATTTCACCCGTTTCTAAATTAATAGAACCATCTCCATATTTTTCTTGGAGGGTTTTACCAAAAGTGTTTCTTTCTTCGGTTAATTTTTCAGTTGCTGTGATCAATTGATCTTTTTGTTTTTCTAATAATTGAATTTGTAACTCAACTCTACCAAAATCAAATGTGATTTGGTTGTCTTGACCTTGAAACTCTTTGAGTTTTGCTAACTCATCTGTTGTTAAAACTTTGCTTTCCGCCATTTTGTTTAATTTAAAATTATAGTTATAAATATGTTAATCTCTATCAAGAGCGCTAGCATCCACCACTGTTTCCGCAGTTACTGTAATTTTTGAACGGGAGTGAGATCTACTAATAGCTTTGATATCTTTTTGTTGTATAGATGGAATGATATAACCTCTCATCCTAATATCAAACGTACCCCTAACAAGTCTTTCTTGACCATCTGTTAATTCAGTTACCGTATTAAATGAATCGATAAATGCTCTAAATTTATAGCGTTCTGGGTTACCCCAATATGAATCAGATGCGTATTCCATTGATTCAACTATCTTATTTAATTGTTCCATGTAATAAGTCTGTATAATACAGCTATATTGTAAGGTAACAAAATCAGGTATTACAACGGCTTGAAATCTTTTATTAGGTACTCTATTATTTAATACACTAAAATTACCATATGGGTTATTACCTTTATAGTTTGTATTTAAAAACTTATGAATATTAGGACCATTTGAATCTAATTTATTAGATATAGTTCTATCTTTAGTAATGCTATCACGTTTAAAGGCGATAATAGGATTCATTATATTATTATTTTTATCCCTATAAAACCCATCTCGTTGAGTTGATTTCCATCTTTCTGGGGATGCATAAATAATAGGTACATTTGTACGTTGACCGTTTTGTATTACAGTAGGTTGGATAACTTCATTCATATAATAATGAATGGCTTCATCTAAATCTTTTATACCAACCTCGTAATCTTTAACTTTATCTTCTTTTACAGATAATTCATTACCACGATTATGAGTAACACCTGTAACTTGTTCATTTGAGTTTAAAGGTTGTCCATTAGGATTTGATGAATCATATCGTCCTCTACCTTCTTCAGGTGATTTATAAGGCTCCTGACGGGAAATACTTATTTCTCGTTGAGTCTGTGGTGTTACTTTTCTATATTCACTCATTAGAATCGTTCTTTATAAGATGAAATTGCAACTCTATCAGCTGGTACATGGTGTGTTTGACAAATAATTGAAATACTATTACCAAATTCATCTAATTCTCCATTTAAAGGGTTACCTTCGTTAGGATATTCAGGGTTTTTACCTACAAAAAATTGGTTACCTATAACTTGGTCTACTTCATAATAAGCTTCTTGATATAGGATTAAATCACCTACTTCAGCTACTACATTAGCATCCTTTAAATCTTCTCTTAAATAAGAAAAATTAATATTCCAATTAAACCCTACCCCTAAATCACTAGTTGGTTGGCCTTGATCGGATCTGTCTATAAAACAATTAAAAATAAAAGGACCATCATAAAATTTTTCACCAGATGCTTCACCATACATGTTTACTTTAGTTTGCTCTAGTTTATACTTATAAAATGAAGATTGTTGGTTGACTATATCACCCATCAACTCTCTATTAAATTTTATAATTAAGTTCACATCACGTGAACGTCCAAACATTGCCATATTATCCTGTGTAAATTGTAAATGGTACGTGCTTCAATTCATTATGTTTGAATTCAGCTTCATCATTTCGTCTTTCTAATAAAGCACGACGTGATGTTTCATCCAGATACTGTCTTAATCTTTCTATTAAAGCAACTTTTTCTGTAGCAGCTTGTGTTAATAAATCACTTTGATTTAAAGTTACATCTGCGTTTGGAATAGGAATTTGTGAATATTTACCTCTTACTAAACCTAACATTTCTTTTGATAAAGCTAATGTATACTCGTATACCCATTTACGTCCTACAGAATTAATTTCACCATATACTGGGTTAGTATAAGGTGTATTTGATACGTTACTAATAGATCCACTAGCTTGATTAATAGACGTTGCTAGTCTTTCTTCGGTTTCTAAGTATTCGAACCAAATTTGTCCACTTCCTGTTAAAGGAATAGGAAATACTTTTAGTTTATTATTTATTAATTCAAAAGAATAATTACTTTTTCTAATCATGTCATTCATACCAATCGCTTGGATTGTTTGAAGATCATAATTTAATGGCATCATTAAATAGTTAATTGCAGGAGATTGACCACCAAACCCAAATGAATCAAATAATGATTGGTAACCAAATCCTGTCCC